CTCAAATGGAGGTTAAATTTAGATTTGACCCTGATGGTTTGAGTGGTGGTGGTGAGTATGGTGGTTATTTTGGTGGGTTACAATCAAGCGGTGGAAAAGGAGTAAATGGGGGTAGAGCCATTTATTTTGATAACTATGAAATCGCCCACTTTAGACTCCTCTCAGATGTAAATTATCTTCCATACGGTAGAAGTTATGTAGAGCCTGCTCGTAAACTATTCAAACAATATACTTTAATGGAGGACGCTATGCTAGTACATAGAATTGTACGTGCTCCCGAAAAGCGTATTTTTTATGTAAATGTAGGTGCCATCCCACCTGCTGAGATAGAAAACTTTATGCAGAAGACTATCTCTAAAATGAAGCGTACTCCTTATATTGATCAAAATACTGGTGATTATAACCTTAAGTATAATATGCAAAACATGCTTGAGGATTTTTATATCCCTGTTAGAGGAAATGATGCTTCTACTAAAATAGAAACTACCCCAGGCCTAAACTATGATGGTATCCAGGACGTTAACTATCTAAGAGATAAGTTATTTGCTGCTCTTAAAATTCCAAAAGCATTCTTAGGATATGATGAAAACACTGAGGGTAAGGCTACATTAGCAGCTGAAGATATTAGATTTGCTCGTACAATTGAGCGTATCCAAAGAATAGTACTTTCTGAATTAACAAAAATAGCTATTGTTCATTTATACACCCAAGGATATGATGGTGATGATTTGGTTAATTTTGAACTTAATTTAACTACTCCTTCTATAATATATGATCAAGAAAGAGTAGCATTAATGAAAGAAAAAATGGACTTAGCTGTAACAATGAAAGACAGTAAATTATTCCCATCCGACTTTATTTATGACCATCTCTTCCACTTAAGTGAGGATGAATATAATGAATATAGGGATCTTGCTAGAGAAGATGCAAAACGCACCTTTAGACTTACTCAAATAGAGGCCGAAGGAAACGACCCAGTAGAAACTGGTGAATCATATGGTACTCCACATGATTTAGCATCATTATATGGTAAAGGTAGATATTATGACGAGCCTGATAATGTTCCTGCAGGATATAAAGAAGCCGATTTAGGCCGCCCCGAAGAAAAAGCCTCAGACATAAACACCCAAGATGGTAATTTTGGAAAAGATAGATTAGGTGTTAAGAGAATGAAGGGTATTGATAAAAATGATTCGGATGATATTAAACCTTCATATAAAGGTGGTTCTCCTTTAGCTCTTGAGGCAAAAAATGTTTATTTTAAAAATAAAAATATGTTAGATAAAATTCCTGTTAATCGCAAACAGTTAGTGTATGAACAAGATGATGCACTATTAGATGAAAAACAATTAAGGAGTTAAAATCTTTATATATTTATAAAAAATCCCGAGATGAGAATTAAACATTCCAAGTATAAAAATACTGGTCTGCTATTTGAACTTTTAGTAAGACAGATAACAGCCGATACTCTCTCCGGGTCAGACTCACCTGCTTTAAATATTTTAAAAAAATCTTTTACTAAAACTGAATTAGGGAAAGAGTATAAATTGTATGAATCGCTATTTAAAAATAGAAATTTAACTGAAGGAAAAGCAGATATTACTTTAAACACTATATTAGAGGCGGCTCGTAAATTAAATAGAAGTACTTTAAGGAGAGAAAAGTATAATTTAATAAAAGAAATCCAAAACCATTATAATTTAGATGAATTTTTTAGACATCAAGTGGTGGGATATAAAGCATATGCTTCTTTCTATAAATTAATAGAAATATTCAACTCTGATAAACTATCAGAAACTGATGAAATTATTTACAATAAAGTAACAATATTAGAATATCTTACCCAATCTCCAATTAATAAGAAAAGAGTAAAACAAGATTTAATTGAGGAATTTTCCAAATATGATAAAGACTTAAGAGTACTTACCTATAAAGTAATGCTTGAAAAATTTAATGGTAAATATTCTAATTTAAATTCTGGGCAAAAAGAAATACTTAAAGAGTTTATTAATTCTATTGATAATACTCCTCGTTTAAAAGAAATTTACAATACCAAAATAAACGAGATTAAAAAAACACTTGAAGCTCAAGTCAAAAAAGTAAAAGATAACACTACTAAAATTAAATTAGTAGAGGTTATTAAATTATTGAGTGAAATAGATAAAGGTTCCAAAATTAATAATGATGATTTAGTAAATCTCCTTCAGTATTACCAATTAACTGAAGAACTATCTAAAGTAACTAATGGCTGAAACCATTAAACCTAAAGATTTAAGCCCTAATTTCCTTAAAAAAATTGAGGATAAATACGGCCCTACCAGTTCAGACGATTTTTTTTCAGCCGACTTAGATACTTACTACAAAGCTGATGATCCTTCTGAAAGGGGAGAAGGTGGGGGTATTACCCATACTATAATTAAACTTCCCAGCTTTGCAGAATTATTTAAAGATTTAGATCAAGCTAAAGATAGCGCTAAAGCTTTATCTCGTAATCCTGAATTAAGAGGGGACACAGAATTTGCCCAGCAAGCAGATCAGATACAACAAACCTTTAATTCATTTAGAACTTTTTTTAGAAAAAATTATCCTGATCAATATTCTATGGTTAAAGCAGCAGTCCAAGAAATTAGTACTTCGGGTGCTGCTGGAGGGTTTTTAACTAAATATGCTTTTGGTAAAGCACCTAATTATTATACTAAAGTATTAGGATATAAACCTGTTAATCAAAAAGCACTTAGAAAAAAATCTAAGGGATTTGATTATGTTGATTTGTACAAAAAATGAATATGTATTACCATGAAAACACTCCAAGAACAATATAATTTAATTAAAGAGGGAAAAGGACACAAAGGTGTGTTTTTAAAGGAGGCAAAACGTTTGTTTCCTAATATTGTTCCTAATGCTGCTGGATTTAAACAAGCATCTAAGCTACTTAAACAGAGTATAATTAGTGAAAATATTTTCCCACTAATGCCTTCTTCTGGACTAAATCCTTTTACTACTTTTGATAAGTTTGTAAATGAAGAAGTTAAGGCAACTGAAACAAAAACTACTAAAGAAGTAAATCAAGCCGAAACCGCAGGCTACGATTACAAAGATCCTAAAAATACTAATAACCAAATTTTTGACCAATATCTTAATGGTTTAAGATTTGAAATGGAAGAAAATGCTGAATTACTAGCAGATAATCCTTCTGAAGCTTTATTAAAAGCTAAAGATGTTGTAGCTAAAAATTTAGCTAAAGACCCTTTATACTACATGAAAAATGCAGCATTTGGTATTAAGGATTTAGGTTACACAGAACAAAAACCTCAAACTGAACCAACTGGAAAACATAAATCCTCCGGCTACGGAGACCTAAAAGAAAATAAAATGAACAAATCAACACAACTCAAAGAATTACTTGAAGAAGCTGTAGCTGGAATCCCATCTATTGGTAACCCATTTGCAGACCGTAAAACCGAAACTTACGAAGATAAGTTTGCTGCTTTCTTAGCTGAAGAAAAAAAAGAAGCTAATGAAGAAAAAGAGCCTGCTAAAGAAGAAAAGGAGCCCGCTAAAGAGGAGAAAGTAATGAAAAAAGAGGAGATGAAGCCTAAAAAAGAAGGCAAGAAAACACCTGCTGATGTAGTTAAAGAAGTCGAAAAAGTAGGTGAAATGGCTAAAGCTAAAGTAGCTATGGAAATGTATGGTGGTATGAAAAGAAGAATGGAAGAAACTCTTAACTCCATTAACGAAGATACTAATCTTCAAGAATTTGTTGATGAGGGTAAAGTATCCGCGTTACAACAAGAAATTGCTCTTTACGAAAAGTACTACGCACAAGCTGAAGCTAACTACAACAACAATAAATGAGACAAACTCTCATAGATACTCAACTTTTTAAACTATCCCCTCAAGCAATTACCGAAGCAGTTAAAACTGAAAACGGTAATTTGCTTGTAGAAGGTAGACTTCAAACCGCCGAAGTTAAAAACGGTAATGGTAGATATTACCCTAGAGAAGTTTTAGAAAGAGAAGTTGAGAAATATGTAAAGGGACCTATAGCCGAAATGAGAGCTTTAGGAGAACTGGACCACCCAGATTCCCAAGTTATAAATTTAAAAAATGTTTCCCATAATATAAAAGAAATCCATTGGGATGGAAACGATGTTATAGGTGTAATTGAAATATTACCTACCCCATCAGGTAACATATTAACTGAGTTATTTAAAAATGGTATTACAGTAGGTGTTTCTTCTAGAGGTATGGGTAGCTTAAAACAATTAGGAGAAACCCAAGAAGTACAAGATGATTTTGAGTTGCTGTGCTGGGATTTCGTATCAACCCCTTCCACCCCAGGAGCTTATGTAGCACCTATAAATGAAGGGTTAGAATTTGTTTCTACTGAAGTTGGTGAATATAATGTTATTAATGATATTATAACCGAAATTTTATGCAACAACGGACAGTGTCCGATTATATAAATTAAAAAGGTTTAAAAAGGAAAGGTGCGAAAAATCGCGCCTTTCTTTTTTTTGCCATATTTACGATTGAATGTGCCGTCAGTCTATACGGTACCCAATTTAATTAACCCCTATTGCGCTTTTACAGAATAAGCGTATTTTCCCAACCAATTTAATTTAGGAATTATGGCAAACAGAGATTTGTTAAGAGAGGCTATCGCTGATGCGAAAGCAGTCAAAGAAGTCGCTATCGCTAACGCGAAAGCTGCTTTAGAAGAAGCCTTTACCCCACAACTCCAATCTATGCTTTCTGAAAAAATTGCTACTCTTGATGAGGAAGAAATCACTGAAGATGAACTTTCCGAAGCCGATAAGGTAAACAAAGAAAAAGCAATGGAAGAAGCTAAAGAAATGGAAGCTGAAGGTAAAGAAGCAACAAACGAGGCTGAAGAGCTTCAAGAAGAAGAACTTGAAGAAGATCTTGATCTTGAAGAAATTTTAGCTGAGTTGGAGTTAGAAGAGGATGAGCTCGAAGAGTACGGTGGAAACATCGACCCAGGTGCTCAACCTAAAGGTTTTCTTAAGAAAAAACCTGATTATGCTCAACTTGAAGAAGATGAGCTTGAAGAAGGTAGTGATGATTACATGGAAGAAGGTGATAATTACATGAAAGAAGCCGAAGACGGTGATGACATGGAAATTGATCTTGAAAACATGTCTGAAGATGAATTACAAGGCTTTATTGAAGATGTAATTGAAAAAATGATCGAAGACGGTGAACTTGTTCCTGGTCCAAATGCCGATGAGTCCGAAAAAGAAGAAATGGAGGACACAGATGATGGTATGGAAGGAGATGCTGATGTAGACATTGAAGTAGATGACATTGATCTTGAAGAAGAAATGGATTCTAAAATGAAAAAAGAAGCTGTGCATAAAATGAAAAAAGAAGCTATGGATTCTGAAATGAAAAAAGAAGCTGTGCACAAAGAGCTTAAAGAAGCTAAGGCTGTTATTAAGCACCTTCAATCTGAGTTAAACGAGGTTAACCTTTTAAATTCTAAACTCCTTTACACAAACAAGATTTTCAGAGCTAAGAATTTGACTGAAAATCAAAAAATTAAGGTTTTAAAGGCTTTTGATAAAGCCGAAACAGTCAACGAAGCAAAAGTTATATTTGAATCGTTAAATGAAAATTTAGTTAATAAGAAAACTAAGTCTTCTATTAAAGAGTCAATGGGCTTTGCTTCAAAACCTGCGGGTGTTGCTCCTAAGCGTCCTTTAACCGAACAAGTTGTTGAAGAAGATGCTATGGTGTCTCGCTTTAAAAAATTAGCAGGTATTAATTAATTTTAAACTTTAAAACAAAACAAAAATGTCAAACTTAAATTCTCTCCTAGAGAGCGCTAACCAGTGGAAGGTCGTTCAGAGCGACGCCGCTAGATTAGCTAATAAGTGGGAAAAGACAGGATTGCTTGAAGGTATGGGTAACGAAGTTGAGAGAAATAACATGTCTCTTATCCTCGAAAACCAGGCCAAGCAACTCGTTGTTGAGTCCTCACAAACAGGTGGTGGAGCTGGTTCCACAGCTACTTTTGCAGGTGGTCAAGGTGAACAGTGGGCTGGTATTGCTTTACCTCTCGTTAGAAAGGTATTTGGTCAAATCGCTGCGAAGGATTTCGTTAGTGTTCAACCAATGAGCTTACCTTCTGGCCTCGTATTCTTCCTCGACTTCCAGTATGGTGGTGGTGGTGCTTTCGAAGGCGAAAACGGTAAATTCCCAACTGGTTCAGACGTATTCGGAAACTCCTCCCTTTACGGTCAAACTGATAAGTCTGACTCACCTACCGATGGTTTATATGGTGCTGGTAAGTGGACCTACTCTACTAACGTAACTGAGTCTCTTGCCCTTACTACCCCAACTATTGCTACCGCTTCTTGGGCTAATGTAGGATACGATTCAGATTTATCTGCTTCTATTTCTTTGGGTCAAGTAAAAAAAGTTACTTTTGCTGCAACTCAGTTAGAAAACCCTGATGAAGAAGGTGCTAGAGGATTCCAGATTTCTGATGGTTCTAACCTTGATTTCACAAATAAGCAAAACTTATTTAGTGCCTACAACACCTTTGATGGTACCAACTTTAACTTATATGTTAGTGGTACTGCAGCTACAGCAGGTACTGAAACTGATGTTCAGGTACTTTATGTACAACAACCAACCGCTCAATTCAGAGGTGATTTCGAGGATGGTAATACTTCCCTAAATGGTGAGAATAACCCAATCGATATTCCTGAAATTAATGTTAAGCTTAAGTCAGAAGCTATTGTTGCTAAGACTAAAAAGCTTAAGGCTGTCTGGACTCCTGAGTTCGCTCAAGACTTGAACGCTTACCACAGCTTAGATGCTGAGGCTGAGTTAACAAGCATCATGAGTGAATATATCGCTCTTGAGATCGACTTGGAGATCCTTGGTATGCTTATTGAGAATGCACTCACAACTGAGTACTGGTCAGCTGAAAACAACGTAGTTGCTT